GAGTGATTAGCTTCGAGGCCGCGTTGGGCTTTTGAGGCGTAAAATTGGTAATATATCGTCCCACTACGAAGAGGCTGACCGCAATAGCCTTCAGCCTCTACATAGCAAGTTGTTATCAGGTCATCAAACCAAGTATACAGCGCCGTATCCTCGGAGGTCGGATCGCCATTAACTTCCAAATTAAGAAAGGTCATGAGAGCATTAAACGCCCTCGGATTTGCGCTTGTATATGGCATGGTTATTTACCTGTTTTCTTTGTTTCTACTTTCGGCGCGGGCTTTGCATCTTTCGCCTTGCCTTGTTTAATAAGAGCCTCGGCAATCTCGGCAGGGAGAGAAGTCTCATACCCTGCCGAAACACCTTTATACGGCTCGATTAGAATTACATCTACGAGCATAAATCACCTAATTAGGTTGTTGAAGTTTTGAGAACACCGATAGCACTTGGAGCAGGGAATGCGAAAGCAACGCGCTCAACTACTTCGATACCTTTTTGGTGAGTACCACCAAGACCAGTCGCACCGAAATATTCTTTGTATTCGTTAACTGTTACATCCTCGCGGATACCCATAACAGTGAATTGATTCCAATCAGCATAGAATGCAGACGCTGTATTTGCTGCACTTGTTGGGAAGAGTGCATCTGGCACGACATGCATCGGGCGGCCTGTTGGAGTAAAGTATGAATTACCTGTAAGTGCAGTCAAGCCGATTGATGTGATTTCGATAGGACGAACCATGTCGAAAACAGGGCGCGAGCCTGCTGTTTCTTTCATCAAGAATCCGAAAACTGATTGAGGCACTACGAATGCACCATTTGCACCAACACCAGAATTTACACCGAGACGCAAGTTCCAAAGGTCAGTCCATGAGATCTCGCCGAATGTATCTTTACCAGAGTTATTAGCACCACCTTGGCGAACTGTTGTAGTTCCGGAGATACCTGTTAAGCCTGTAAAGTTTGGAGCCGTACCATTACCATTGAAAAACTGCTTGTCTTCTGTTTCAGCAAGCGCGCGGCCAAGACCGTTTACTACATAATCCAAGAATGCAGGGGTTGCATCTTGAAGTTGCTCTTCGGAGATAATAGCACCGGCTACAATCTTACGAGCTGTAAGTTGAGTCGCTGTAAAGAAGTTAGTTGAGTCAGTCAAAGTCAAGCCAGAACCTTCAGCAACTACCGCGCCAGTGAACGCGCCACTTGATACCAAGTTTTCAGTTTTACCGCGCATCGGATAGATCTTCGCGAGCGCTCTTGCATATCCGTACTGATCTGCAAAGTTCATGATCTCTTCTACCCAAAACTGAGGAACCGCCGCGCCGCCTTGAGATGCTGTACCAGTATTAAAGTCAGCTCTTGTGATGTACTTTTCGTTTGCTTTGCGTGCGATATCGTCTGCTTGTCCTTCGCGGCCTTTGTGAACTGCAAGAATATAGTCAGCAACTACGCGAGCTTGATCGCGGCGTGCATCATGATCTGCTTTGATTGTTACAAAGCCATTGTTACTTGATGGCTTTTGTGTACGAAGTTGATCGGCTACTTTGCGGTCAACAACTTCTTTCAGTTGGTCTTTTGTTACGATAATGTTTTCCATTATGCAATATCCTTAGATTAAATTAAGTAATTCGTCTGTATTGAGTTTTTTAGGCATGTTCAAAGTAATTGAACGGCCTGCTTCGCCGGCTACTGCAGATTTGATAATCTTGTAACCGTTTTGAATCATATCCATACCTTCATTAATTTGCGCTTGTGTTGAAGCTGCAATTTTCTTGCCGACTCGAGTTTCAGGAACCTCGAAACTAGCCTCGATGGACTCGGCTACCACTTCGACTGGGGGCTCGGCGGCGGCTGGTTCTTCGGCTACTTCGGGTGCGACTTCGCCTTGCAAAACTGCTAGCATTGGAGGAGCGCCTGCAGTAATAAAAGCGTTTACGGATGCTTCGGCTTCTTCAGGTGAAAAGCCGAGATTGATTACCTCATTGACAAACGCTTCTTTGATTGCCGGAAGAAGTTCGTCTTTGATCTTGGCTTCGATCTCTGGGGTTAACATTCTACTTTCCTTTTTGTATTTTTGAATTGAATCTTGGAGTAAAGTCTTGATTGATTTCTTAAGCAAGGCTTGGCGATTTGCAGGAACTGATACGACACTAAACTCTACAAGTTCGGACTTTGTGTAAACAGTTACCTTTTGACCGTCGATTGTTTTATCTTCGTATTCATTTGGTATGATACCAACTGAAACGGCCTTTACAAAACCTGCATTGATTAGCTTGTTGAGTTTCTTACCTTCTTCAGTAATACACTCAATTTGAATTGTCGCTTCTAAGTTTTCGCCATTCATTGCAAAACCCAAACAGCGACCGATAGGCCACTTGTCAGAGTCATGCTGAGCTAAGACTATGGGATTATTTAGATATGCTTGATAGTCTATTCCACTTGGAACTATGATAGTCCCATACCGGTCAACTTCGGGAGTCGATACTACGAATGTATAGAGATCATTCTCTTTCTCTTCGTAGCCTTCCTCCATTTCGTAGCCGTCCCTAAGTTGTAGGTTCAGCTCGCGTGTTATTAAATTCATATAAAACCTTTATTTTTATTGCTTTTCAACTGGGAATAATTGACATCTGCAGTTCACTGCATTTGAAGCGCTTAGTCCACTACCAAGCGGGCGCTTCGCTTTCTCGGTTTTGACTTCAATGATATTGCCTTCTTTATCGCGAACTTCAGTCACTACCGTAAAGTATCCGTCCGCGCCTTGAGTCGAGCCTTCCATAGCAGCATGAGCTGGTCTTACGCGGCCGTCTCTTTGTGTTAGCCATACCATCTCAAAACCCTCGTCTTTATATACGGCATATTGCATTCCGCTTGTCACATTTGCGCTTGTCGTATTTGCAATCGCACGCGCTCTGCTTGTTTGAAGTGAGTCGAATTTGGTATTCAGGATCTTGAAAAGCTCTTCTTTATCCTTACCGGCGTTTGCAGTGAGAGTCGCTTGTACTTCTTGCTTGATAACTCCGATAGAATCTCGGATTTGAGCGCTTGACTCTTCGACCAAAGCAATAACCTCTGCAGTCGGAGGCACGCCGCCCTCGATTGCAAGAGTCGCATAGAGTTCGGTAGCTACTTGATTTGCAGCATCGGCTATGATTGCATCATACTTTGCGAGTTCGCTCTCTGGAATATCTACAGTCGAAAGGCTAATTACGCCGTCATCTGCAAGCTGAAAAACTTGCTCTTTGATTTGTGCTATGATCATCTCAACTACATTCTCGAGGCTACCTGCATTCGCTTCAGTTATCCCGTCAAAGTTTCTCCAAAACAAGTCTTTTGCATCGGCTGTAACGATAGGGAGCTTGGCATTTGCTCGGGTTAATACTTTTCGTGCCACCACGGGCGCGGGAGCGGGGTTTACGGCGCTTTGAAGAGGGACAAAACCACTTGCAATAAGCGGCGTATTGCCTTCAGGTATCGGATCATATCCGCGCTCGCCTCTTGCATCATTGATCGTCTTGATTCCCCATTTAAGCTCGAACTCTTCTTGCCTCATATCAGCATCGGGATCTGCATATTCATACGGTTGTGCTTGGATGAGTACATCCTCTTCCCATCTACGGAAATGGCGTGTAAATTCTTCAGCAATATAGAGCGCTTCGGGGTCTATCGTGTTTTGTCTAAAGATTGCGAATTGAACCTCTGCAGTCGCTCTGTTTTGGAATGATCCATCAAGCATTCCAGGAGGCACGCCAAAGACTTGAGCGATTTGAGCGCGTGTATCACGGCTAACCGCGTCATAACTAACTGAAAGCTCGCCTTTCGGCGGAAGTTCTAATTGCATACCACCTCCAAGCAAAGCTCGGAGCTTGTAGTCTGGTAGTTCCTCATTCCAAGCGCTTTTAAGCTTTTGCCATTCATCTTGCTCGAATCTTTCGGGGAACTTTGCAATAAGCGGCGGGACGGTATTATTAGCAAAGAGGCGTGCAAGATAAGCACTAACTTCGCGGTCGATATTCGCATATTCCAAAGCGGCTGAAACAAGACCAACGCCGAAGATATTCATACCGATTATCTCTTCAGGACGTGCGGCGGGGTGGAGCTTAGCAAGGTGAATGATCTCCTTCTCCGGTATGGCTATATTACCTTCTTGAGCTGACTGATAGACATACCCATCAATAAAGTTATTCTCGCCTTTAATGACTCGCATTCTTGTCGGATTAAGCACCCACATCTGCAAGGGCACGCGGTAGCCGTTTGTCGGAGTCCATATAAACGCATTGCCATTAATCGATAGCCAGTTTTCAATATATCCAAAGACTTGCGAGCGTGTGAAATACGGATTCGGATTGCTAAGCAGCTCGTTTGTCCAGTGACCGCGTCCGAGTTCCTCTTTTTCATAGTTTTGCTCTTTGTATGCATCGAACTTGATACCACTCAAAGCATTTGCACGATGCTGCAAGCAAGCGAATACAGTCCCTCGAAGCGAGGCGCTTAACTCATTACCGACTTGAGTCGCACCGATATTGCGAGAGCCACCCGACCGAATATACGGTCTGTCGTTTCTTCGCGGTGCAACTGCGCTCGCGATTCTATCTCTAAGTTGGTCAAGTAGACTCATACATATATCTGGGGTGTTTTGCGAATAGCGTTGAAGGCATAACCCAACGCGTCAATAAAGTCATCATGCTTGTCTTGCGGAGTGCCCGTAAAAGATAGCAGCTCCTCGGTAAATTCCGGGTTGATATGAGGGACATGATAAACAAGGCCTTGCTCATATCTTGCCTCGACTGGCTGAAAGCGAATAACCTTATCTCGATCCGCTCTCACACCTACGACATTCATCTTAGTATTTCTTTTCAGCTCTTGCACCATCCAAGCTTGCGCCTGATTTGATTCCACTGCAACTACTCTTGCATTCCATCTTTGCTCGGCTGACATAATCTTACGGCCTATCTCTTGGAACTGCGCTCTAAAATGGTCCGCTTCAACTACAACAACATCTCCATCTTTTGTCGTGCCTATTACAACGATTGCCGTATAGTCTGCAGTCTCTTTTTGGCTAATTGCCAAATCCACTCCAATGTAATACGCCGTACATTCTTGGCCGTTTGTCGTGCGTAACCATTCGCGCTTGATTTTAGCCGCCGATCTATCGACATATTCTGCAAGAAACTCTTGTGCGAATACCAAGCTCGGTAGCAACTCTTTTTGTCTATCGACTTCGCTTATCTTGATTTGCCCGCCGTCGTATGTCGAGTAGTGGAATGATTGCCAGTCTGACATAGTCTCGGAGAGCTGATCTAATTGCCAAAAGTGATTTTTACCTTTCGGCGTTGAGAAGAAATAAGCATCACCTTCATAATCTGCTAGCATCGGACTTAATACAAAGTTCCAATCGTCTTCAGCATTCGGGCAATGTGCCCACTCATCGCAAATCACTCTATGAAACTTATTACCTCTTAAGCCATCCGCTCGGTAAATACCTTGCAAAACCAATGTACTACGACCTAGTTTAATCTGGCCTTGTTTGTAAGTTGCGCCAAGCGGTGCAAAGAAATTCTGTGCTTCGGTTTCTCTTCCTGAGAGCTCGGTGTATGAAGGCGCTGTATAGAGAACATACGAGCCATCAACTTCCAGCATTTTCTCAAGGGCCAAAGCAAAAGCCAGATAAGACTTCCCAAAGCGACGGCCGCACCGAACAACATTAAAGCGCTTCCGATTCCGAAGTATCTCAAGCTGTTTATCATGCGGTTTTATCCGTATCACTGTATCCATTTTGCGAACCCCACTCTATTATCATTTTGCCTTTCTCTGCTACTTGATTATCCATGTGAGATAGCAACTCCATTAGCAGTTTCATTGCAGTAATATCTTCTTTCAGCAAGATCTTTTTATGAATCAGCATTTCGATTATATCACCAGCTACAGTTTCTTTTGTTTTGCCGGGCTTTGATAGCTCTTCAGCTGCCATCTTTGCAAGGTCTTTGAGATACACGATGCTACCCTTTGGCCTACCATTTCGATTGATACGCTCGGGCTTGTCTCTGAAGCTATGTCCTTTGAGATTATCAGCGCCTGCCATAATAAACTCCCAAACCTAATCCAACACCAAGAGCACCAACAACCCATCCCCAGTTATTCTCCGTTCTGACTTCAGTCGGTAAAGTAATTACCTTAATTGAGTCAGGGCGCGGGCGGTAAACAAGTGAAAAGTGCCCCTTGCGATTTGCATAGGCAAAAGCCATATTGATCGTATCGCGAGTCGCGGTAATTACCGAGTCGCTTTGAGCGATAAACGAAGTATCTCCGCAAGGGATAACTACGGGCTTATCAAGAAAGTAAATAGTATCTTTTGTTTTGATAGTAACTGACTTCGTATGTACTGAGTCTCTAATCGTTACAGGGCGCTCAATTAGTTGCACTTGAGTAATTGTATCAGTTACGCGCTTTGCGCTCGTACGGCCTACGTGAAGCCCCGAAACAAAGCCGATAATAAGCAAGACTGCAAGTATTATCATTGCATTTAGTACATCATTGAATCTCATTGCACTACTCCATTCTCAATAAAGAGATTATCTACCATACCATTCTCTTGAATGATTGCAAAACCATGATTGCTATTTGAGTGTGGCATATATGCTTGTCTTAATTTGCATAGGCATCCCATTGTATATGCTTTGTAAAACTTACCGTCCAAGCTCTTGATAGATGCAAAAGAAGTACGATGCACATGACCCATCACTACATTCGCCGCCGCTTTGAGAATCAAAGCGCGGGCGGGGTTTACGCCGCCGCTTACTTTCATCTCGTGACCGTGGACTATGTATGTGTTTTCAACTTTCATAAATTGCGTAGATTCGACAAAGCGTATTCCAAGATCATCAAGTTTTAGCAGTTTTCTAAAATCAATCAAACCAGCAAGCGCGTCTGCATTCTGCATTAAGTATCGCTCTAATCGGTCTTCATGATTGCCAATTTTAAAGTAGATATTCTGGTCTTTGAACTCGGACCTCAATCCTTCTAAAAACTGCTTGGCAAGTTCGATCTCGTTTAAGAATTTTGGCGTATCAGCGTGTTTCGGGTGCCTTGAGATTTGAGCCGAGTCGAGTATATCACCGTTCAAAATGATATTCTCTACTCGGTCTTGTTTTGCATATTGAATCGCTGCAATAAGCGCCGCTTTGTCATGGATACCTAAGTGAATATCACTGAAGACCGCCGTCTTGCCTTGAATGCGCAAAACGGGCAAAACCTCCTCGCGTCCATCTTCAAAGGTATTTAGCCATTCAGGTACGATCTCGGGCTTGTCTTCAGGGCTAGGCTCAAAGCCTTTACCTATCCGATAGTTAAGCACCGCCGTGTACTCTTCATGGTTTAAGCGGGGTCTGTATTGACTCACTTGGTAATGCCTAGAATGATACTTGCGGCTTCTTCTTCAGTACCGTCGATTGCAGTTTCGGTATTCCATATATTGCCGTTCTCATCTATGAATTTCCAAAGCATTACGGGGAACGAAGCGCCGTATTCAGTCGCATTGCCGTTTTCATCCCATGCTAAGACAGGCGTATTCATAGCTTCAGTTTTTTTGTAGAGTGTTATTTCCATTATGCAACCTCCCATATAACAAGCTGAGATCCTTTGTGAACCGTTATAGGCGTAGTGTTATTTGAACTTGGAGACCATTTGATTTGCAATGTATACGCGCTTGTTGTTTTTATTGTACCACCTACCGGATAACGAGTAACAACAGATGCATTTGTACTTTGCGCAGTTGAAAGAGTTGAAGTTCCATTCATTATCGTAGTTACCATTCCTGACAAATTTCCAAAATGTCCCTCTGAATTACCACTCATTGCAACTTGTATCGCTAATGAGTTAGTAGTATTTCCTCTACTCAAAATCAAATTTAACTCTATCCAATATGTTTTATTCGCTGTTAACGCTTGGAATAAATGGTCATCATCTTGCAAAGTCGACGAGCTTGTAATTGTTTCATCTGCAGTTTTGGTCACTACATAAGTCGGAGCGCCAAGAGAACCACCGCCACCACTAGCGGCCAAAGTAGTGCCCGTCATTGTCAAGCCTGTTCCGAGTGTAATCTCTTGCACATCGCCTGAACCTGAATCACCACGGCCTAAAAGTTTTGAAGCGGCTGATACATTCTGAATTTTTGCATAAGTGACCGCGTCATTATCGACAGTCCAAGTAGCACCACTACCAGAGACGGTAATATCGCCTTTGTCCCCATCAGTTACACCACCACCGCCCGCCGTAGCCCAAGACAAAGTACCACTACCATTAGTGCTTAATACTTGACCATTTGACCCGCCTGCTATGCTAAGTTTGGTAAGATTCGTATTGATTGTATTGCTTGTCCCGATTGTCTTTGAATCAAACGAGTTAGGCAATTGGCCGTTATTTAGTTTTGTTGTAGGCATCTTATCACTTCAAATAATCAGCAAGTAAAACATCTCCGCTAATTGGAGCCGTCGCCATCGTGATTGTATTCGTTGAAATCGTGTAATCATTACCCGCGCCGCTTCTTAGCCTCATACCGTTCAAGTGCAAACGCAAAGTCCCTGCAGTCGGAGTGTCGGGTAAAGTGTAAGCCGTATTCGAACCGTCAATATTTCCGCTTGGTATGACTTCAGTTGCAAAGTTGCTCGGAGTCAAAGTTCCTGACTCATCTTGCACATAAGTGACCGCCGTAGAACCAAGCGTTCCGCCTGAATTTGAAGTGCAATAGAATCTCTTATCGCCATAAGTCGTACCCGCGTCAACATGAACAAAAGAGCCTGTAAGCTCGTCCCAAGCGTCCGAATCAGTTGCACGAGTTAAAGCGCTTGAAGACCCATTGAAAACATAAATACCGTTTTGGCTTTGAGTCGATTGCTGCCATACCAAAAGACGCTGACCGCTTGTAAGTTGGTGACCGTCGAAAGTATCCGTTCCGGGATTGCTTATGGTGATATTCGCAGTCGTAGCCGCGTGGACATTGCGATACTTGTAAGCACTTGACAAGCCTGCTATTTGCGTATCTACATACCCCTTGGTTGCAGCATCGCCTGAGTCAGTCGGAGTTGCAATGGTCGTAAGCTTGTTGTTACCCATTGACTGAGCGCCCGTAAACGCTACGCTCCCATCCTTCTTGACAAAGTTCGCGCCGTCCGCTAATTTACTCGAATCTATTGCAGCGCCCGCTGATACCTTGCTATTGGTTATCGCACCATCTCTAATCTGACGGCCTGCTATTGTGGTCTCTGGCATCGTATTATCCTAGTTTGTAATGTATTCGTATAACATCACCAACGACAGGCGAAACATTAAGAGTTATTGTCGTCGATCCGCTTGTCGTATAATCGTTTGTAAGCACTTGCAATACGCCATTAATGAAGACTTGCAAAGAGTTAGGGACAAAGTTCTGCAATGATGTGAAAGTCGCATTTGAGCCGTTGATATTTCCAGTCGGCGTTTCATTCCAGATGAAAACAGCCGCGCCTGAGTTGATCGTAGCACCAACTGAAACTCGGACAACTTCAGGAAGCGCCGTAATGACTACATTGTTAGTACTCATGAAGTCACCGTATCAATAATATCCAAATCACCACCAAGCCAATACTTCGTATCACCACCAAGCCATGTTATCTTGACATCATACACAAGTCCCTTTTGCGGAGTCAAGGCAAGGCTTGTAGCTCCCGGCAAAGAGATCGAAAACTTACCATCGCTTGCAGGGGAGGTTATTGTCGTATTGAAAGTAAAGAGCGTCGCATTCGTAGCCTTTACTCTGCATTGAGCTGTCAAAGTCGCATTCACCAAAGTAATAGCCGCGCCGTCCGCGTCTTTCAATTCGACTGCAAGTGAGAAAGTCTCACCTCGGTAAATTGCTATATTGAATCTATCTCTTCTCATGGCTTATCCGTAAATAGCTTTGCAATGAAAGACCCACCAACCGCAAACCCAAGCAAGGTAATAGCAAGAGTTACATTATCGCGTAAATAGGCAAAACCGCAACCGGCAATGCCAGCGGCGGCTAAAGCACTAGACACTCTGCGAATCTTTGCAGGTGTAGGCTCGTTCCAATATTTAAAGCCAAAATGCAAACTCACTTGTTAAGCCCTGCAATTATGGAGTAGATCTGATCAAGTCTTGAGTGAACCAAAGCAAATTGCTTGTCTATCGATTCCGCTTGCTCTTTCTCGGTCTTCTCCAAGTTAGCCACGCGGTGCTCTAAAGTAGCAGTATTAAATACGTGCTTAGCCGTTTTCTCAATGACATCTGCAATTTGTTTTGCGTGTTGCAAGCGTTCCCTATTCATGAATCTGAAGAACATAATAACAATCGTTACCGTACTTACCAGAGTCGCTAGAACATTACGCAAGAGTTCACTAAATATATCCATTGTATCTATCTTAAAACAAGGGCTTCCCGAAAGAAGCCCCCGCGGAGTGAAGGCATGAGATAAGGAGTGCCTATGTTGGCAAAACAAATATAAGCACAAGTAAAACGGACTTAGAAATTTTATTTTTAATAAATCACAAAGTCCGTAATCCTGAAGTATGAAGTCGGGTTAATTACTCGCGTGCGTGCCCAAACGCCATCACCGTCATGCTGAGAGCCGCGAAGTCCGGAGCTTGTATTTCCTTCGACTGTAGTCCCGGTCTTCCCTTGCCATTTATCTACTATGCCTGCATGACCAAAGGGAGTAGTTCCCCTTCGCCATACAATGATCGTGCCCGGTGGTAGTGTCATGTTTTCAGCAATGACTTTCGTAGCCTTTATGGTCTTATTCCGTGTAGCGAAGTGCCTAGCAAGTCCCGATCCCGTGAACGGCAAGCCTTTGACCCCTGCAGAGTCTAAGCAAAAGTTCACAAAACTTGCACACCATTGAGCGCCCTTTGGGCTCTTAGTGCTCGCTTGAAAGCGGCGAACCCAGTAGCCGCCGTTGTTGCCCTCTTCTTTCGTGCCGATAAATCCCTTGGCTATTAAGAGGACTTTAGGACTGAGAGAAGCAGAGTGCAGCGGTGATGATGTTAGCAGACAAGTAAAGAGCGTAAGCGATAGGATTTTGTGCGATAATTTCACGAGTATTTACCTCCTTGATTAAGTACGAATCCACAAACCACGCCGCCCCCACTGCAAGTGCATACTTGCTAAGACCGACCGCGAATGTGCTAAAACTCCCATCTCCCACTCCTAAGGTCGCACCAAGTGCAATTACTGATAATGCGACCAAAGGGACAAAGGTCTTCAATGCATCCATTGTGATTATTCCTAAATAGAAACTAAAATGCGTCTAAGCTGTGGATTAAATTGCTTAGACTCTAGTACAGTGTATTCCGTTGTTGTAATTCCGCTCTTGGCTTCAGTATCCAAAAGCGAAGCCTGAAACTTACTCCAGTTTTCCTCTTGCCATTTGTCATAGTTCTCGCGGTCATGATCATCAGACCAGAACCGCCCCTCTCTCCTTGCAAAGCCTGTTAATACGCATCGCCAGTATAGATCGTCGTCATCGACAGCCCAGCCCCAGTACTCATTTGAGTACCCGTTTATTTTGCGGTAACTATCTTTGTCGAATAACGTCACACCGCCAAAGTAAGCACGGTATGGCATATCCCAGTCGTATTGTTCTACATACCTTGCCAAGTGAGTCGGCATCGTGACTGGTGAATAATCCGCGTCTTGAGCGTACATATCCACATCGTGAAAGCAAAAGTAATCAGCATGCTGAGACTCTAGGAATCCGATGTTCTTCATCATGCCGGTATTAAACAGCTTGCCCTCTTCTTGCTCTACAATCGTTATGCCAAACTCCAAGCCTTGAGCCTCAAGCGTCTTGAATAAGTGAGGTATCTGTTTACGAATGTGAGCCTCGCGATTGCGATAGGGAATAATTACTTCAAGTCTCATTCCAAGTTCTCCAATATGTAGAATTCCGCTTTTACCATCGCATCGTTAAGACTCATATTTCGGAACCTAAGCTCCAAAGCATAACGGCCTGTTACTTTGTTAGTTAACTTCAGCTTCCATCCCGAACCCGCGAGAAACAGACGCGCCTCGAAAGGCACGCCGTTTTTCATGATCTCTGTCTTGAAGTCTTTGTCTTTGAGTTCCTCCCAGTCAAGAGTAGGCATCTCATCAAAGCTATCGTCAAAATGGTATAGCATCGGGAACCTCTACAGGCGCGGGCTTGTTTTCGTAAATCTTAGCGAGTTTGATACTTGTGATGTATCCAATCCCGCCCTCTTTCTTTTGGTATTCCTTACCACCGACAAAGCCCTCTGCAATTACTTGAGTACCAACTGGATACCCTCGCATGAGTTCGACCTTGTCATTAATCGCCTCGAACTTGATAAATTCAGGATACTTGCTTGTCGAGTCTTTTACCACGATCTCCGCTTTGGTGAATTTATCGGAATACTTTACAGGCGCTCCGACATACACCACTTCGCCGCTAATCTCAATCTTTGCCATTCTCTTCACTCCTTCTAAATCTAGGATATATTTATTTGTTTTTTGTCAGTTACTTATAACCAACCCATAAATTCAAGATATCTATTAAGACTATTAAGTTTTTTCTTTGATTCCATTCCATTGCGCTCGTCATTTCTAATTGATTCACTAGACGATTTATTAATGTAGATTGTTTTCACTTCTTCATCACCTAAACCCCAGAAATTCAAAAAGTCTAACTGTGCGTTTTTTGATATATTGACACAAGGCCTAGCAACATAATAACTATTCTTTTTTTCAATGCTTAAATTCATAAAAGCCAACCACGAAACACACACCGCATATTCATCTGCAGTCAGCTCTCGTTTTAATTCGTTTACTATTCGCCAATCATACGGCAACAGCTTCTGTAGTTTACTTACCTTGTCCATTCTCTTCACTCCTAGAAATGTATAACCATGACTTGCCGACTATTTGCAAGTCCGTAAAATATGTATCTACTGCATTCTTTACTGTTTCATGCGTCGTATAATCGTGACCGCCAATCATTCCGCCGGGCTTGAGCTTTGGTAGCCATATCTCAATATCAACACAAACAGAGTCGTAGTCATGCGAGCCGTCAATGAAGATAAAGTCAACGCTTCGCTTCTTGAAGTTCTTAGACGCTTGCGCGCTTGTCATGTCGTAAGTTCTAATTACCTTGCTAACAGGCTCGATGTTTGCATGATATTCCGTTCGTAATTCGCCACTTTGGCATTTAAAGTCGTAAAAGTCACTCACGGGATTGCGATGCTCTTCAGAGCCTAAGAAGTGATCAACTGCATAGTAAGTGATTGCCTTTCCACTATTCATGATCTCAACGCCTGCATATGCGGCGCTCTTGCCTTTCCAAGCTCCGATCTCTACGAACTTTGCGCCGTCTTCGGCTTTGTCAATTGCTAGCTTGATTATCTCTTCGTAGTCAAACCAGCCGTGAATGTTTTGGTAGTAATGATTCATAAGTGTAATATACTCAAATATCTATGGACTTTACAAATTCTTCAAAATTTCTTACTATCTCGTAGCGATACCCCGCCGCTTCGACTTGGCTTTGCCACCACTTTTGGCGGTCTGTTTGCCGGCCGGTCGGAGTCTTGAACTCGAGAAAGACCGGACCGCTCTTGGATAGGTAAGTCATATCTGCAACGCCCGATATCATACCCATCACCTTAAGCTGAGCGCCTTGCCTCGCATCGCGGGGGTTATTGTGATTCATGTACAAAAGCCCGCGCTCTCTTGGGCAATTATTCCAATGCCAGGTAAAGCAGTGCGCTTGTAGTTGTTGTTCAGTCATGAAACTCAATCCACTTGCAACCAGTTTGAGGGTGCTTTGCAAAGAAATCTTGCATTTCTGTTTTGTCCGATTCTGAATCGCCTCTTACCAATTTGCGACCGTCTTCCATGTGGAATGTAAACACGCTTTTTTTGTATTGTTTTAAAAGCTCTATCTGTTGTTCAATTGGTAATGAATCTTGATAGGCTTGTGCTTTTTTATTGTGTTCAAGTAGTTCTTCCAATGTCATCTTTCATTCTCCTATAAATTGCTCAGTCATTTAACAAATAATCCATCATTGCGTAAAACTTCGGACTCCATCTTAGTAACTCTGCAAGCCAAGCAAAGAGCATAATACGCGCCGTATCATGAGACACGCCGTATTCCATGACTATATCGTCGATCATGTCGTTAAGCCATTGCTCGGTAGTCATGGTCTTCTATTGCCTTAAAAATTTGATAAGCAACTTGAGGGACAATTGCATTTCCATATGCCTTTATGCTTTCGTTTCGCCATTTAGAAAAGGTAATTCCGTCCAATTCGGAGGGAATCCCATCATCTCCGCTACAAACCGGGGACTCAGTCGGGAACCCGTCCCAGTTACCTCTCCTAAATTTCCCTTGCCTCTGTCCACTGCACTGTCTTTGTAGCAAAACGCTCTCGGAGTCGGTAGCAAGCCGCTTCCTGCCATTACTGATAGCTCTGTTTTCCCTATCTGACTCGGACTGTTCTCTTTCCCCTTCGCATCTTGACAAGTCGGAGTCGGTAGCAAGCCCGACTCTACAACATCCCTTAACTTTACACCCCACCTCACTCCATTTGCATTCGTTCTGAAGTAACTCCCGTTCTCTATTTGTACATTGTTCACACACCCGCCCTCTATGTCTGCCGTTCTTGGAGTAGGCAACAAACCACACCCTATCTCTTCGGTGCGGCGCGCCGACGGCTGCAGCTGGAATAACAATCGGCCATACGGCGTAACCTTCAGCTTCCAAGTCAGTGCACACCTCGTCGAAAACAAGTCCGCCGTTCCAAGTAACGAGTCCATAAACATTCTCCCCCACAATGTAGCGCGGTTTGACTTCTCGAATAACTCGAAGCATTTCGGGCCAAAGGTGACGGGCATCGTCTTTCCCTTTTCTTTTGCCCGCTGCGCTGTACGGCTGACAAGGGAATCCTCCAGTGAGGATGTCGATTCTATCTCTAAACTCAGAGAAATCTGATTTGGTAATATCTCCATAGTGCTTCGACTCCGGCCAATAATGGCTTAATACTTTTGATCCAAACTCATTAAATTCACAATGGAATGTATTTTCCCATCCCATCCACTCGGCTGCAAGCTCAAAGCCTCCAATACCACTAAATAAACTGCCATGCCTCATCGCAAGTGTCCTGTCTTGTCTTTATGTATGAATAGCCAGCCTTTTGCATATCCCATCGCATCTCGGTAGGCCTCGGCTTCAGTTCGCAACTTACACAAACTTTGCAGAACATACAAAGGATGTAATTTACCCGCCTTGGTCAAGGCGATCCAATCCGGCAAACCTCCGAGCTTAGCCATCTCGCGAGCTTCATGCTTTGTCAATATAACTAACTCTTCGAGAACTTCGCGTTCTGTTTTCGGGATAAGTTTTCCACACTCCGAGCAAACTCTTGCACTGGCATATAGGAACGCGTCGCAGTGAATGCAATTCTTGTAAACTGCTAATCCATCCCGCTTCTTCTTCGGCGGCTTAGTCCAATCTCTCGAATCGTCCCACATCCCAAAGCGGTAAAGGTTATTACCGAAGTCCAAGACCGTAAATGAGTCCTTACCCTCGCAAGTCCTCGAACCGCGTCCGACCATCTGAAGAAACAACGGTAAACTCTTCGTAGCACGGTATAGAATGACCGTCTCGATCGAAGGCTCGTCAAAACCAGTGGTAAAAAGCCCTACATTGATTAAAACCGCGGCGGGGGTCTCTTTATACCACTTGAGAGCGTTTCGCCTCTCTACGAGCCCCGCAGATCCGTCTAATGATATTACAGGGTGCCCCGCCTTCTCAAATTCTGCATAGAGTTCGGCCGCGCTCTTTAAATTCGGCGCAAAAGCTATGGCCTTTGTCCCTGGTGTCCACCTCTGGTAGTTTTGCACCGCGCCCTTGAATATCTGCATTCTTGAGTATTCAGCTCCTAATGAATCAGCATCAAAGTCATTACCCTTGGTTTTTACGCCGCTTAGATCGATAGGCACGGAATAGTATGAAGGCTTGGCTAAGTAGCCATCAGAGATAAGACTCGGAATAGTCGAAGCCTCGACCATGTGAGTATACAAGTCAGTCAAAGGCGTTCCCTTCCCCTCTCGGTATGGCGTAGCCGTCGCTCCAAGCACTCTCGCATGAGAGGGAAGAAGAGGGAAGAGCTTGTCGAATGTACGCTTGTGGCACTCATCAAATATGAATAAGTCAACGCTCTGAAGTAGTTCGCTGTAGATCCGCTGTTCAGCCCGGCGGTATATCGTCTCGATCATAGCCACAAAGATTCGCTGGCTTGAGTTTACCCGGGTAGTATCAGCGGTAATGAGTTCGGGAACGATAGCAAGGTTATTAAGCGCCCCGCCTGCTTGCCATAGCAGCTCGCCTCGGTCGGTCACTATCATAACTCTTTTGCCTTTCTGCAATGCGCTTTGTGCAATAGCAGAGAACATTATTGTCTTACCAGCTCCAGTCGGAGCGCAAAGAATTACGGCGCGGTGTCCATCGGCAAAAGCTTTGCGTAGGTTCTCGATTGCATCGGCTTGGTATTTTCTTAGTGTTGTCATGTTGTCAGGTTGTTGTCAGGTTTGAAAGTAAACCTGGCAACACTTAAATTGTTTATTTTCAGTTACTTATACTAAATGTTGTCAAGTTGTCAAGTTATTTTATATATATTATAGGAATAGAGTACATGATATTACATACATACACACATAATTTTTTTATAGCCTAATGAGGGGGTATTTTTTCCTAAACCTGACAACACGCCATTTTTGAGACTATTTGCGAAAATTAGCCATAATATATGTTGTCAGGTTTGTGTTGTACCCTTTCGCGAACCCAGTAACAGCGCATAACTTTGCCATTTTTGCGCCTTGATGCTTTTGGAAAGCCGAGATTTTTCATAGCGATTCCTATGCGAGTCATGTTAAAATGCAACTTTGTGAATTGCATCATGTGAGATACAATTTCGGTAGTAGTCCACCAGTTTGCATCGATATCGACTTCAGTCTTTTCGAAATACATAAGAATAGCCTCTTCGACTGTATCTACTTGCTCATTGGACTTTGCAGAGTCATTTAGTAGCTGAATATCTTGTTTTTCCAATTGCCAAGAGGTATCTCCCTCGCTTTTGTATATATGATAGGCTTCTAAGAGTAGATCTACCTTGTCAATCGCTTTAAATGCTTGAAAGTCTATGGACTTGACATTGATAGGCACGATGCGTCGGTTCCCGGTAGGGTCATTTATGATCTCGGAATCATTTGAAGTACCACAAAGCACGGCGTATCGCCTGAAGTCTTGAGTCCGGCGGCCGTATGGTAGTCTCATATTGAAAAACTGCTTTGATGATATGTCTTTTAGATGTTTGTACTCGCTTTTGCTTTTGCCGGAAAACTCATCATCGCATAGTATCAGCTTTGAAGTCATTAGCATGGCATCGTCTTTGCCGGAGTCGAGTTTAGACTCGCCATAATAGTCTCGGAGTTCATCTGGTAATAGCCACCTGAAGAAGTTAGTCTTGCCAATGCCTTGGCCTCCGACAAGCACCAGGATCAAGAGCGAGTAAGTACCGTGCATGGATGCAACGATTGATACAATCCACTTGCGAATAAAGATAGTAGCAATTGCTCGTGCGTTCTCTTCGGTTTCTCCGTCGAAGTATGGTGTTATGCATTCGGCAAGTCTATCTATGCAGTTTTGAGGTGTTTTGTCTTGATGTTTTGCGAAAAACTCGGTAAAAGGGTTATAAGAGGGCGTTGCATCCGAGTTAATTATGTCTTCGACGGTACTTTTAGCGCATCTAGAGCCTAGGTTATCGGCAATTTCGCCCCATATAGTGTTAACATCCCAGTCGGTAAGCGGTCGGTCTTGATATTCGACTATACCGGTCACTTCATTGCGTTTCAGTCCATAAGTAGCCAGCGCGGCGCGGATTTCGGGTAAAAGATTAGCCTGTTTTTCTCTGCTTAGCTCGGAGCGTGGTATTGCAACTGTTTGTTCTGCAATCTCTGCTGCTATTTCCGTTGGAATGCCATCCTCCTTAGCTAACTTTACAACTGATTCGATTATTTCGGCATCCGATTTGAATCCTTGTAGTGCTTGGTAAGTTGCTAATCGTTGGACTCTTTTAGTTTGCTCTGTTTGTATCTCAATACCCGCATCTTTGCACTTGTAAAAAAAGGTATTGATACGCACGCGGCCTTTGCCGCTTTTGAGGCACTCATTATACTTAGCATCGCACTTTGCGGCATCGTACTTAGATCCTTGCTGAGATATGCAGTGGAAATAGTGACGGCCTTGTTCTCCGTAGTGTCCTGCGAGAGCGAAGCCGATTTGCATCCAGTCATAGTAAGAATCTACAAGGTCAATACCACGCGAGCCGATTTGAGTAAGGATATGATCTATATCTGATTTGGTGTGTGGGTAATACCGGCGCGCCTCTGCTTTTGGTTGCTTAAGGTATCGTTTAAATACTTGTGTTTTGCCCTCGCGTCTATAGAGATGCGGGTCAAATGATACAAAGCGAAGTCTAGAGGTATCCTTACACGCGGGATCGCAAATAAGGTGATAACTATCGGCTAAGTGCTTTTCTATGGCGTGGTAGGCTTCTAAGTGCTTTGTAGGCTCTATTAAGAAGTATACTGCATAGCCGTATCCTCCGACTGACTGATGGTAAGCATATACAAACGGGTCCGATTGCAGTTGCTCTATTTGCATTTCGGGGTTGTCTTTCTCATCGATATCCATGCAAAGAATACCCGAGTGAGCTTCGAGCGCGTCCGCTTTGCGTTCTGCGAACTTGCCGGATGGTGAGATAGCAGGTAGCTTGCGTTTAAAGTTGGTTTTATTTTCGCCTTCGGGTAGATTCCGGTAAGTAATAACGATATCTTGCCATATGCCTTGTTCTACTGACTTCAGAAAGAAGTCGAAGTCCATGGTCTTCGCGGCTTTGGTTTCGCGTGTTGAGTTGAAGAAAGAAATAGTAATACTCATGCCTTGGCCTTGCGAATAAGTTGTAAGTAGATTTCGTTAAAGTTTGGATCTAGTATGCGCTCGTGTTTTATATTTCGGGCTGCAATTATAGGCAATTTACGATCGCAATTAAAGATAAAAGCGATATCCGTCATAGTGAAAGCAAAGTCTTGATAGCATATTGTTATGGCCACATGCCTTGCGAAGCTTTGTCGCTGGTGAATATGCTGAATACTGATCTCGTAGTATTCAGCAACCACTTCAATAACCCGCTCGGATACTTCATACAGCTCGGCGGTGTTCAATTTTCGAACACGCCCGCGCGGTTTCTTTGTTCGATTTCCGAACAATTCCTCGCGTTCTATTTTAAGAATCGCTGAAAGCGGGAGCGTAGCCAGCGGCTTAGGGTTTGTATCTTGCGCGAGATCACTGATGTGACCGATCGGATGTAAGGGCATATTTTTTCCTCAATATAATATCCGACTTGTAAAGTAGTTTCACGATCTAAATTGTTCATGTCGAGTCCAGAGATAGTCTTCGATTTTTTGCGCTGTTAGTTGCACTTGCGAGTAAGTATCGAGTTCATCCATAGCCGCGTAAATATGATGCGAAAGAGTCGAGCGATTCATGTCTAGGTATTCGGCGATCTTGAATGATGTGAGCTTCAGATATACGGTTGCAAAGAATATAAACATCCGCTTTGCTGCTATTAGCTCTTGGAATCTTACCTTGTCTCTAAGAGTGTGATTTGTCGGAAAGTGTTTAAGTACTTCGACTTCAAGACCGGATAGCTCCGCGTATGGATTTGCAAATGCGAAGTCTATGCCTCGTTTCATAAAGTGAGCGCTTTTGGTTTTCGGATCAACTCTAGCATACTGAAGTTGAGGTCTCTTTTGTTTTGCAAAGTAATAATCTGCAAGGTTGTTTTTAGTTTTTATTGCTTGTTTGGTTTTGCGTTCGAGTTCTTCGCGTTCCTCTCGAAGTTGTTCTGATAGGCTTTTGCCTTTGATGAAGGGGGTCGGTAGACCTTCCCCCTCATCTAGTAAAAACACTGAATTCATTTTACATCCTCGAAATCTTTAAAGTATTTAGTTAGTGCTCGGCGGAATAGCTCTCTTTGTGAGATATTTTGCGCCTTTGCAAGTGCTCGGAATCGATCTGCCATTGCGTTTGGTAACTTGAGTGCAAGCGGCGTAATGCCTTGTCTTTCATCTGGTGTGAGTCCTTCGCCTTTGCTTTTTTTGTATCCGATTGCAGTTTTCTCAATTACCTTGCGTTCCTCGCGTAATTGCTGAGACAAAGGGACTCCAAGCTTAAGCGAAGTCTCGATTCCGGCTACTTCTTTGTATAGGGCGGATGTTTTCATTTTCAGTCTCCTTCTTCAGACATAGAAAACGATGTATTGGCAAATAATGAAGCTAAGCCTGTAATCTGCTTCAATCTCAAAAGTTCATCTTTGCTCATACCTACATGCTTACATATCCATGCATCGCCTTTTCCCATTTCTACCAACTCAGAAACTATATTTGACATTAAGTCAATATTATGCGATCCTCTTGCACGATTATGTCTAATTGTCGAAGCCATTCTATCAGATATGTGCTTGTCAATTACCACTACTGGCAAATGACCTTCTTCTCTTTCATATACTCTTTTAGATGTTTTAAGGATTGTATATCTATGGAAACCATCGACAACAATATACTTATCAAGCTCACTATCATAATAAGTCACTACTGGTTGAGTGTAACCGTCTTCCCATATAGAAGTTTCAAGAAGTTCCATTTCTGGTGGTGCTACTTTGTTTGGATTGTAATCGTTTGCTTGAACCTTGTCGATATGTACTCTAAGCACATTGTATACAGGGCTTTTAAAATTGCTCATAAACACTCCTTTTTTTTATTATTCGTAACTGCCGTCTTCTTTATGTATTTCGCGGCCTGTTACTGGTGGATTAAATATAGATATCAAAACTACGTCAGTTAAAGCTTCAAAAGTATGTGGATCATTTTTGTCTAGTACATAAGTTGTATTAGGCTTTATAGAATAATACCTTTTATTAACCATGTCATACAACATACCTTCACCACTAACACAAAAACAAGCTTCAAAGTGTTTCTTATAATGCCAATAATAAGGGCCGCCTTTAGGTATTATTGTTTTGTGCAATGAGAAACCCATGTTGTCACTAGCCAATAAATAACGCAAGGATTTAAACCCAATGCCATCTACATCTCTTTCTGAACCTATAAGTTCGAATTCTTCAACTATTTTCATTTTACGCTCCTAGATATTTTTGTATTTTTCCATAATTTGTCTTTGTCTTTTGGCTTGCTCTGCAGTAGGGGCTAATCCAAGATACTTACAAGTATGGTCGTTTTTCAAAATTGTTATTGCAAATCTTTTCCAACTTGTAACTTCTGAATTGTGGCATCTTAAAAAGTCTAAATGATCAGGTGGTATCATTTTTACACAAGTTTTTACTTTTTTACCATGCCTAGTTTTATTTCCTAGATTAAAAATAACATCATTATTTTCGAGGTCTTTTATAACCTTGTCATCTAATCCGCGCCCTACTCTTGCCCAATATCTTAAGCTTTGAGCAAAGCGCATCTTAAAATTTTCTGAGACTTCCGGTGGTAAAGTGTCTAGTAGGAATTTGACAAAGCTTTTCCATGTATGACCTTCAGGCAATTTAAATGAATGATAATTAAGCTGTTTGCCATAAGTTGCCACAAAATTCGCACCTTGGACTCTTGCACATAAAGTAACCCACACATGAGGATCTATGACACGATACAGATTTAAGCTAGATTTACTTTCACTCATAAAAGGTGATGCGACTCTCATTTGGTGTATAGAAAGTCCAGCTTTCCAAAATATGTCATACAGCTTATTGTAATTCCATTCAAACTTACAATTTGCGATCCAAACATCCTCAGTTCTCCAGTCATAAATAGGATAGCAATTAAAAACAAGTTTCGTATTTTTCTTCGTCCACTTTTTACCATGTTTCATTATCTTGTTTTCGTTTTGTATCGCTCTCCAACGGTTTAAGCTTTCATGCGTTCTAATTCCAATTAAACAAGCAGTTTCTTCTCCTTGTCCATACCAGTCTCCAAACTTATCCCAAAATTCTTGATAACTCATATCCTCTTTGAAGAAATCAAATTTATGGTTATCTATATTGACTACATAACTATTGGTTGGCATTGGTCTTATCCATCTTGCTTTGTCCCTTTCACCCCAACACTGCCATTCCGTCGCATAGGAAGAAACGGTACAAGGCAATGTTATAGGCAAACAACACCAATAGACATCAAGCAAGTCAAGATTTGCTTCTAAAATAGAATGCATAAATTCTAAAGACATATTATAGTTAGCTTCATTATCTAGTATCATTACACCAACTTTGTCTTTTATATTGTTATTTCTCATATACTGCAGAACTAGGTTAAGCATAACACCAGAATCTTTTCCGCCAGAGAAACTGACATAAATTCTTTTAAAATTTTTAAAGATAAAGTCAATTCTATCAATCGATGCTTCATAAACATTCTTACTCATAACTCAAGTCTCCATTGTTTAGGTATTACGCCTCTTTCTTCAAGCTCTTTTCTTTTTAATTGACTATACACTTTGCTAATAGGTTGACTTTGGCCTAAGGTTTTAAGATGTTTGTCATTTTTTAGTATAGCGATACAAATTTGTCGATAACTAGGTACTTTGTTAAGCTCTTCAAGCCTTCGAGGTGCTTCATCTGGTAAATCATTCAAATAGACTGTAGTTGTCCATTTTTTGATGTAATCTCTTACTTTCTTTTGCATAAGTATTCTCAAAATAATTAATTATTGTATCGGCAACTTTGTTCGCTTCGTATCTTTGAATATCTGTCAACCTTGACCAAGCTATCCTTGTGCATATTTCAGGTACTTTAAATTTATAGCTACAAGCAGCTTGTCCAAGCCATGCTCTCCTATTGCATGATTGATTAGTTAAGTTGACCTTTGAAGATATTGGCCAATCTATAAGTAATGACAAGCAGGTTCTTTTAAACAACGACTTGTTGCTTAAAATTTCTACAGCATAAGTTATCAGCTGTTCTTCTTCGTTTTGATTACATGGATTGTACATACCATTTATGTAATCTTCCCAAACTGTATATTCTGCAAAGAACGGCGCTATCTTTTTCATACAACGCTCCATTTTTTTGTATTTAAAACATCCTCTTTATCAAGTCCTCGAACTAAGATATACTCATGCAAGTAGTGTATCATATTACGAACATATTCGTAATTGTACGCGGGTCTCGGGAATGAGTATTCCGCTTTGTTTTTGAAGTCCATCGCTTCAGGTGAGTCGAACTCGAATATCTTGTAATGGACAAAGGGCGCGTTGAATAGCTCGCAATATACACGCCATTGTATTGAGTTGTAATAGTCATCAAAACTGATTGCACTATACTTAGTTTTGATTTCTACAACATCAAGCCCGATAAGCTGGTCTGCGACGCCTGTTACTGATATATCTCCGAATTGGGTGCGGAATACTTTGCGAACTTTGTACTCGAATACTCGCGAGCGGTAATCCATGCAATTACGGGCATTGATAATGCAGTTATCGCTAAATTGTCCTTCGAACTCTTGCGGGCTGTCGGTTTGCATCATCTCGTGGAATGCGATGCCTCTTTGCATCATTGCATTAGGTGGATCGAGTCTCAAAAGTGAGCGCTCGAACTGCTCGACTGTAATCAGACCATCAAGAAAGCGGCGGTAAGATTCGAGCTGGGTTGCACTAATTTTGATCATTGTAGCCTCCTAATAACCCAGCTAAATGCCTAGCCGACTTCTCCATGTATTTAAGCTTATCAATGCTATGCTGTAACTCTTCTGATGTTGCATTATGAATATAATACACTTCTTGATCATTGCGTGTTGTTAAAACAACAACACCATTAAATGTATCTGCATTTTTGAAGTCAACAATCTCATCAAATCCAATCCATGTAATAAGGTGCTTAGTATTTATATCCATTTCGTAGGATGCTTTAATCATCATACTAGCTTTTAATTCAATCATCACCACCTCCATAAACCAGCCTATAATACGCTTCCGGCGTGCATGCTTCTTTAAGTTTTGCGCCCGCCTCGAATGCTTTAATTATTTGCTCGCGTTCCTTTGCAATTAAGTCAACTGTTTGGAATCTCACCTGCGATAATACCTCGCCTGGTGTCCGACTCACTGAGGCCTCATAATATGCGAAGTCGAGTGATTGTCGTAGGGTCTGCATTGCGGTTTTACTCATGGACATCTCCATAAAAAATAAAATGCTCCAGTTATACATATAACGAAAATACTAATCATTACAATTTCTACGATATCAAATACAGGTCGCTTACTCATTGTCGCCTCCGTAGGTTTCTGGTAGATTTTTTACCATTCCCTTTTGTTTTCCAAAATAATCTCTATGCCAATCAACGCCTTCATCAAATGCGTTTTGAACTTGCTCTTTTTCCATTTGCTTGGCTTGGTCAATAAGCCATTTTACATTATTATCATATACTAAGTCTCGATAAATTTCTTTTACTAACCACTCCACCGCCGTTTGCTTACTCATGGTCGCCTCCAATATATGCTTGCAAATTCTGATTGAAATTATTAGTAATTGGCGTTTCATCTACTGAAGGCGGATTAAATCTTTTGCGCTTAAATTGTATCGCTTGAATAATCCTTTGAAATTTTGATAGCTTCTGATATTCGCAATAAAAATCTATTGCGGTGCGTATTAAACTGTGAGAATTGCCTGTTTGCTCTACCATCTTCGTATAATGGTGATGCGCATTTATTCTCATGCCTTCATAGTATTTTGCAGTCCAGTCTGTTTGCTTACTCATCTCTATACTCCTGATACGGGTCTCTTAAATTGCGAATCTTCACTTGTTCGCGTTCGTGTATTGTAATGCGGGCAATTGATACCATCTCTTTCTCGAAGCGATCATAAGCCCACTCTCTGACATCCTCTTCGGATAGCGAGTAGTCAAGGAGGATATCGTCTTCGTCAAATGCGCCCCAGACTTCGAATGTGTTAGTCATTGTTGTTCTCCTACCTTGGTTCTTTATATCTAACTTCATTGTATACTAGACCAGATTTTCTATGCATATTTTCACCATGAAACTCCAGCCTATTTGTCAAAATATCTAAATATAGATTTTGAGCGCAGTATTGCATTTCAAGTTGCACCCTATCGTATTCAGGAATTTCCATGAAGGATGAATCTTGAAAGATTTTATAGATTTCATTATTCTTTTTCCATACATAATTATATTCTTCTTCTAATTCTTCTAGCATTCTTTCTGTCATATATTTCCAAATCATCTCACCACCTCTTCAAACTTACCGCTTTCTTTATTCCATTGCAAGCCACGCTCTCCGAATGAAGTAACTACTGAAGCCCATACCGCGCGCTTTAAGGCATCCTCTAAGCCTGCTTTGCTAAGTTCTGATACAAACTTATTAGCATCCTTTGCGGCTTTTGCCTTTTCGCTCCACTCGCTGACCAAGGCAATGGCGGCCTCTTGCTCTTTGGAGCGTCTGCTTATTGCCGATTTGGTATGTTCTAAGATATCAGCAAGACAAGTAGTCATAGAGTGCAAGCCATCGACATGTACGGGCGCGATTTCCGCGCAATTTTTAGCTACGATGCTATCAGAGAGGTCAAAGGTCAATACTCTCTTATTGCCTTGAGTCGTATAGTAGCCTACTAGGTCGCATGACTGCATAAGTAGGTCATAACTTGCGCCCGGAATCAATGGCCTCTTAATTCGCATATCGCCTTCTTCTTTTTCTTTTGCGTGTGCAATAAAAACTACATTCTTACCGCTTAACTTCAGAGGCGTAAAAAACTCTTGGAATGTTCGCTTTGTTTCGCCCCATAACTTGATCGTATTGCGAAGAAGTCCGGGGTTATTAATGGTAAGGTGCATCTGCATTAATTCAATAACAGTGCCCGCCGTATCGATAATGATAGTATCATGCTTGGCAAGGATGCTATCTAGCTCTTGCTTATTATTCAGCAAGTCTTGCCATGATTCGAACTGCAAGCCGTTCTTGAGTAGTGAGGATCTATGAAGTCCTCTATCGAAGTCCAATACAATTGGATTCGGCGCGGTATTCGCGAGTGTGGTCTTGCCGATTCCGGGATCGCCGTATATTAGTACATTAAGTCCGTTTACTTGCATCCCGCCTGTTTGTGTGATTAGTCTCATGCTTTTCTCCTTCTTAACTCTTTGATTTGTTGTTTTAATGATCTGATCTTTGCATTTAATTTGTCTGTATAGATTTTACGAGATGCTCTTTTATTAGCACTTTCTGATAACAATGCCTGTAATGCAATTTTATATGCTTCAGTCATCCACTTTTCTTCAGAATCTTGTCTCATGTCTCGTCTCCTTTAATAAATTAGATTTTATTGCCCCAGTTCACATAGGGCACTTGTTTAGTAAAACTTGCCATAAACTCATCGAATGTTTTGCCTTCTTGTCCGTATCTAAATGCAAGTTGAAATTGCATATTTTCTGTTTGTCTCACATAGCGTAGAATATCCTCAACTTTTGCGAAGTCTTGCGGGCTTAGTGCCTCGCGAAGTTCTTCAGTTGCTCTATGCGCGGCGGGCATAGTGTGTTTTGCCATTGTTTTCATCTCTTTGCTCCTAGTATTCTTTTTAATTCGTTATAGTTTAATAGATACATTGTCTTTTCGCCATAAGGCACTTGCTTTACTTGTCTTAGAACCGCCTCTTTTTCGTTTCGGACTTTACTTGCAGGCCGTCCGACGGCCATATAGTGCAAGAGCCGCCTTGATACTTGGAATAGTTGAGCGGCCTCGCGAATAGTCAGCCAGTCACTCATTTTATCTCCTGTCCATATAGCCAGAAGTCGTAGGTTCGAATAGCGATAAAGCAGAGTGCAAAAATTACCACCATATGCCAAGGTTTGAGTTTCATCGTACTAGTCCATTAATGATTGCATAAACAATTAAGTAGCTTAGGAATAGGCCGCCGAAGAGTCCGACGGCCATCTCGAATATCGCGCGCTTAAGATCGGGCTTCATTTTGCACCTCGCTTGAGGATTACCCATTTGCCGTTGTATGGCATTACTTGAGCTTCGCCTGGTGGATGCAAGAAGATTGCAGCCATTGCCTCGGCAAAAGTGTTGTAGATTTTGTGTGGTTTGAGTTTCATCGCGTTCACTCCTTTGTTAGTGCGTTGTTTATTACGGTGCGAACTTACGAAACATATCAATACATGTCAAGTCTTTTTTTTTATTTATCTAGTAATAATTACTTTGCTAGGTAGTTCAAGCGAGCGTAAGTAGTTGAATTCGCGGGGAGTTATGGCAAAAATAAAAATTTTCGAAATTGTGGTAATTTCGGCAAGATTCACGACTGCATTCAGAGAGGGGACGGCGGCGCGGTAAGATTCGCCGTTTTTTTTATGTATTTCTATTTGAATCATTTTAGTATATTTGTTTGTCATCATGCTTTATTTTGCAGGTGGCCAAATACTCAAAGCATTGGCGTGCGAAAAGGCTACCCGGGGAAGGTAGCCTTTTTTTTTGTATATTGCAATCAGCGGCCTATCATAGCCGTATGCCTCCCCCCAGAGCATAAGCCTTGAAAGCCATAAACTTTCAGGGCTTTTTATTATAGTAGTCTTCCTTCATGACTTTCAGCATGAATCTGCAAGTTGCTATCTCGCCTTGAGCCATAAGAAGCTGATCGCATTCTTTTACGGCCAAAGATACGGCCTTGTTTATTGGTAGCTTCTTGCGAATAGCATAGGCTCTGATAGCACGCTCTTCTTTTGGGTCGGTAATGCGAATGACCATTAATCGCGTCTCAGTACGATTTGACCTTTGATGGTTGCGCCGGATGCGAAAGTCTTACTGCTACTTTGAAGAACGGGCACTAAATAAAGAGTCTTGCTTGTCGGCTGACATACATATTTAATATCGAGTGAAGTCTGAAGAACACATACTCCCGCCGCTCCATCTACCCAATTAATCCCGGTATCAAAATAACCGACAAGTGTATCAAATTGAGTTCCGTTGAAAGCCTGCGGAGAGTTTCGGGCTGCAGGCGTTAAGGCCGATCCGAATATCCACATTCTTATATTAGGCTTTTGCCGAGTCCCTGATGTTGTCTCTTTAAGTATTACTTGCTCAATGACACCAGAGAAGCCTAGAAAGCGAGTCGCATCGACAGCTATTGCCCCTGAAGTGAGTACATCTCCATCGGCATAAGTTGCGGTATCGAGCGTTCCAAAGTCAAAGGCTCTTAATACTCTATCTTGTCCTGTTTTGCCTGTATAGAATTCCATTTTAATCCATTTTAAAGTATAAGTAAGCAAATATAGTATTGTCGGAGTAAGTTCTTGGATCTCCTATGTTTTCGCCGACAATATAAATTTTCTGCGTTTCATCAAGAACAAAGGGTGTATTTACTATATTCTCAAGAGTCATAGTGTTATCTCCAAGAGAATCATAATCACCACCTATCTCCCATGTTGTATCTGGATATGGAGTGTAATTTACACCTTTGAAGTCAGTAAAACCTATCAGTCCATCCATATCGGTAGAGGTGAAGTTTTGCATTTGTCTTAGGACTTGAGTGCTTGTCGGTTTATTAAAAAGCCAAAAGCGCATAGATATCCAATTGTAAACCGGGTATATTCCCGCCCTTTGAAGTAGTCTAATTTTCACAATTTTACCAACTTGAGTAGGTGCAGTTACGGAAATTACTCCGTTTGTCATAATGAGACCGATTTCTTCAAAGTACTCGTTAGCACCTTTGCCAAAGTCAGCAAGTTTGAATTCTACTATACTGTTATCTTCACCTGTCATACCTAAATATCTGTTATTCATCTCTCACTCATGCAAAGTTGTAAGTATTTTCATCTTCAAAGGGTCTTAGCCAAATTATCTGAAGTTGCGCCTCGACATTTTCATCGTCAAGCTCGTAAACTTCAGTGCCGTGGCCGGGGTTTTGGCTTCTAAATTCTATCTGTATTCCACCATCGATAGTCGTGCTTGGTTTTCCTAGGTTATTACCGCCCGGAACGCCGATAAGCGTCGAAAGGCGCAATACAGGGTATGTATCTGTAATGCATACATCTTGCATGGTATAGAATGAGTCTTGCTGATCAACTGCGAGCGCTCTAAGATAATATATTGAGTTGTTATGATGCCACTCGGTCTGTAAAAATATCACATTTACGAGATACCATCCTTTTTTGCGGACTCTGATAATTGTCGGGTCTTCAGTGTCGATATATGCGAGGCTTGTATTTATTCCATAGGCTTCATTACGCGGGTCTGATTCCCATTTAATGAGGCTAGTGCCGAGGTGTTGAGCGTTTACAGTATGAGTCCAAGGCACTACGGTCTTAATTCCCCAGACTTCATTCATATTATTGCTAATTGCAGAGCTTGCAGCGGAATAAGCAATTACGCGGGCACTTTGCACGGCTTGTGCAAATACGGCTTGATTCTCTTCTATGTTATTTATTTCTTCATTGTCTTGTTGCTCAACTATTGTCAAGCTACTAGGCATATCGGGCATTGAAAAAGCTACTTGCTTTCTTCCAATCCCTGAAGGTCTTACGGGTTCATTAAATTTCATTATTCGGACTCCGCGTCGATTCGTAGTGTAATATCGGCCATACCTTCATAGACTTTATGCGAGTGTTTTGTCATAACTGCAAGCGCGGTCTCTTCGCCATAGATCGACTCCAAGAGCGTATTATAGTCTACAAGGTCAATTGTACATCGTTTACCTACATCCGTAAACTTTGCAGTAGTGAAATTTGTTGTTAGAGTCGCTTCGGCTTGTTTTTTACGACCTAAAAAATTGACCATAGCCTCTGATATAGTTTGAGGGAGGCAAGCATTTTGTTGCTTCCAAATTACTTGCGTACTTGGATCGATATAGGGGCTTGTATCAGTTGGGGCGGCGTAATCTTCACCACCAAAAAATACATTTACAATAGGTTTTGGAACTATAATTATATTACTTGCCTCAAAGTATAGCAAGTATCCACTATTTATCGTATTTCTTTGCCATTTTATGAATGACGAGTACGGTATATCTGCATAGGATGCAAGATTTGCAGAACGGCTTGTCAATTGAGGCACATTATGAAACATGATTTTCAAGTCTTTGCTATTATCGCCGCTTGTCCCTTGTTTTCCGCTTGGGAATGAAGTTGTATCACTATTTCCCGTTATGCTTGTAACTTCCGTAGTTACTTGATTAAGCACTTCGCTAAACATTTTTATTTTGAAATTGCTATATGTATTATCCTGATCGAATGTAATTGACGGCGTTGCAAGCACTGGATAAGGATTACTTGATACCATTGTAATAGTATAAGCGTCGGGGTTACCGCTTGTGAAGCTATATGTAGGTCTTACAGTTTCAAGAGCATTATCGCAAAGCATCTTATATGCTTCGTAGAAATTCGTAAACTGTGCAAACATCTTAGAATCACCAAGAGCGCCACCTACGAGTTGACCTTGATTATCGTAAATTTCGGATACATAACAAAGATACTGAGGCAAAATAAAGTTATTGCTTGAATCTTTAAGAAATACCGAATAAGTAAATATATCATGGCATACAAAGGACGCGGTCAATTTACCTGTAAGAGCTCTGAGGTATTTTGAGTACATTTCACCTATCTTAGTTTTGAGCCTTGCGAATGTACTGATATACATCGAGAATCCATCGGGCAAAATATCAAGCATTGCATAACCAGTATTCGGGTCATCAAGCATAAATCCCGAATATAACTGATTAAATTGCGTGTTTTCACTTAAGGCTACGGATGCTGAATAATTGACGGTTGTATCATCCCTCATTAGCAATCGCGACCATATATGAGGAGTAATTGCCTCTCCGATGCATCGTTGTATGTCGTAAATTTCAATTGTATATGTAATCACATTATCAAGCGCGGTTATTTCGAGCTCATTTTCCGCGCTGTATTTTTGGCATCCTATGAATGCAGTCTTGAATCCCGAGCCGTCATTGTATTGCAGAACAAAAGTATTGAATGCATCGAATTCAGTTTGCTCTGTCGTAGTGAATGCATCTATCCATGGCGTTCCATCGCTATTGAGGGGGCGCTTTTTTGTTGTAGTCCCTTGCAATAAGTCAACGCGCAAATCATTCAGCGCTGTAGTGCCCTGCAAAGCGGCTATATTGACATTTATCTTAAG